ATTTGTTTTATATTTTAAATAAAAAAGGTGAGTAGGCGCTATTGGCTTACCCACCTAATTTATTGGTTAATTAATTATTAAGAATAAAGTACGATATCACTACCGATGCCATATTGAACACCTGCTGTAAATCTCATTACTACTCTTACGTTTTGTGAGCCATCAATGTCCGCCATGTCAATTACTTTTACTTCATTTTGGTCGGATAGTAATCCTGTGCCAAAGTATAAGTTAGATTTTTCTGCTGCTACCATTGTGTTGTCCGCCATTCCATTTGCTACTGCTAAAGAAACCCCATCAAATGTTAGTGCTTGTCCGCTAAACCATTGTGTACCGCTATCGTTTGTCCCTGCATTTGAAGTTGCTGCTACTGAGAAACCTCCAAGAGCTCTTACATAAGCTCTAGCTACATTTTGAGATACATAAATTATCATATCCTCTGAAGAATACAGGTTAGAACTAATTGCATCTACAACCGCTCCTAATTGAGCAATTACATTACCGGCATTTACTCCACCGCCAACTGCTGCTACATCTACTACATCAGCATCTGCTAACATAAGTTCTTTAAATCCACCAAACTGTCCGTTTGTTGCTGCAGCTCCATTCCAAATAGATTGCTCTGTTCTTTGTGCTACTTTAGATGCTACGTGAGCAATTAAAAAGTCACTAAAAGAAGTTGGTAAACTTTGGTGTGCGCTATAACCCATAGAAATCGCATCCCAATCGTTTTGGAAATCCTTTTTACAGAGTTGTAAATTTACGCTTTGATAAGTTGGTTCAATTACTCTTTCCGTTAAAGTTAGAGTTGAAGTAGAATCAAAATCACAAGATGCATCTTTTACGATATCATCAGAAGATACTTTTTTGATTACTTCTTTAAATTTAATATTTGGTTTAACGGTAATTAATCCGTTGTCTAATGTTGTACCACTGAGCAGTGCCGCAGAAATGTATTGTCCCGCGAACTCCCCTGCGTAAGTAGTAGTAATTGATGTTGTTGTTGCCATTTTATATTTTTTAATTTATTTAATTATTATGCTTCTGATGCCCATACTCCGTCTCCGCCGGTAATATACCAGTCGGTTAGTGCTACTGCTTTAAGAGTACACCAGTCACCTTTATTTGCAGATGCTTTTGTGTTAATCCAGTCTTTGTTATCTACACCACCTGAAGATACTGCTGCTATTGTTCCGTGAATTGCATCTGTTGCAGCTGGACTAATAGTAATAATGTTATTACCGTCTGCACCTGTATTACGAAATGTAAATTCAGCACCAATGTTTTCTGCTGTGATAGCAGGAAGGGTTAGAACTTTTGCATCTGTTGCAATGTTAAATTCTGCTCCTGCGTCATTAATACTAATATCTTGAGTTGTAGTCAAAGTTTCTTGCTTTGATCTTGCTCGCAATACGCTATTACTTGTTGTGATTGTTGTTGACATTTTTTATTTATTTAAAGTTTGATATTCTACTCATTACTTTATCCAAAGTGTTACCTTTTCTTTTTTGTGAATAAAGGTTTGTTTGTTTTTTACTTTCGCTTTCAGGATTATGAGATACTTTTTCTACTTCACTCATTTCTTCTTTTTCAGCGTAAACTGTTTTAGTGGTTGTTTCTTCTGATTTAACAGAACTTACACCATCATCGCTCATTTCTTCTTCTTTTGGTTCAAGTATAGCTTTAATTTCTTCAACCATATCTTTCACTTCTTGAAGTTCTTGCTTAGTAGCATAACCCATTTCTTCTTTAGGGTCTTCTTCAGCCTCTACTTCTTCTTCAGCTGGTGCTTCTTCAACTGCACCGATAGAAGCTATAATTCCTTCTTCTTCTACAATTAAAGTTTCACCATCTACAAGTTTGTATTCGCCTACAGGAAGAGCTACACGCTCATCTTCTGTTACTATAAACACTTCGCTACCTTCGGCAAATGACTCACTTTCGATAATCGTACCGTTTTCTAGTTCAGCTTGTGCTAATTTAACTTCAACTGATGCTTCTACACCAATGAGTTTTTTTACTTCGTTTAACATATCTTGTGCTTTCATATATATTACAATAAATTGTGATTTAGTTTGTTATATTTTTAATAAATTAGATAGCAAACATATTTGCTAAATTAGATACAGGAACTTTAGCTGCAACATCACTAATGCCATCAGTCCATTTATCTATCCAACTTGGTGGATCTTCTCCTATAACTTTATAAGCGGCAACAAGATCAGATGCTAATCTAAATGCTTCTTTTCTATTTTGTGTTAACTTATCTTTTATTTTTTGATTCTGTCTATTAATTGTTTGGAATTCTTTTTCAATTTTTTGTGCATCTACTTTTGCTGAAGCATACATATCAATAGATTCATTAAATAAGGTATCTAATTTACTTTTGCTTAATTCTACTTTAACTGAATCTTTATTATTTTCAGCTAATTTTGTAAGTATTCTTTTAACTTCTGGTTTCATAGTGTATTTTTTATTATAATAATATATTTAACAATTTGTTATATTTTTAGTTTGCTGCTTGACATGCTGCGCAGTTATTATATGCAGTTGCTTTATTTACTTCAAAGTGTCCATTAGTTCTTGTAGCTGTTATTGTGTAACAGTCTGTATGGTTATGATGAACAAATACTAAATAGTATATATCACCAACAGTAAGTTCAAGGTCGTGCGTATGTATGTGTTTAGTACCACCATTACAATTAGTTACTGTGTAGTATCTTGTTATTGATGCTTTAGTTATATTACCAATACCTTGTGCTTGAAAGCTACCATCACAACATTCACGTGAATATGTTTTACCATCTTTACACAAACATGCTCTTTTATCGTTTTGAGGGCTTGGAATACTACTCACTAGTTAGTAATTTTTTAAGTTCTTTAAGTGTATCTTGTGCTTTTAATTCATTTGGTTCGTTTGGTCTTTCTAACTTGTCCGCAAAGTATCCTTCAATTGAAAATCCTTTAATTTCACCAGCTTTCACTTTTTTCCAAACATCATCGTTGTTAACTTTCATAGATACCATCCAAGTTCCCATAGGCACATTTAAATCGTACATTCTACTTTTATCTTGTTCTGATTCCACTATCCAACTTTCAACGGCTGTAAGACCCTTTAATTCTAATTGGTGTTCAAGTGTTGAATTGCTTTGATTACCATTTATAAAAAATAATTCACTTGCTTTTCTAACAGTTGCTTTACTAAAGTATATATAATACTCCTGTTCACCGTTTTGTCTATAAATCGGTTTTGAAGGAATTAAGGCAGCACCCATAAGGATACGCTTTTCTTTGTCTACTTCTGCAAGTTTAAATTCTTGATTTTTTAGTGCTATAAAGTTTTCTTCAATAGCAGGGTTTTCTACTACGCTAATAGCTTCAATTCCTGATACTTCGTCTGTTTCGTCTATAAAAAGTTCTACTATATCCATAATTAAACAATAATATTTAGTATTTTTTGTTATTAATTAACCTATTGAAGCACCTTCTACAATGTTTCTGTCTAACGCTTGTGCGTTTGTTACATCATTACTCACTACAAAGGCTTTTACAGGCTTATCTTCTTTTTCACCTATTGCTTGTGCTAATTGGTTTTCAGGTGCTGCTCCTACTACATTAAAACTCGGTGCTTTGGGTACTGAAGGTGCTGAACCACCACCGCCTGATACTGGAGGACCAATAGAAGTTATCTTTTTAACGTTTGCAATACCTGCTGCTACCGCTGCTGCTGCTGCTATTCCACCCAATACAGGACCAACTACTGGAATACCTGATAATGATGCAAAAGCTGAAGTAGCACCTTTATAGGTCTCTATTGTTGTTTGTGCTATTGCTGCTGCTTTACCTGCTTTGCTTTCTTCACCAAATATACCTGCTAAATCACCCATAGCATTTGATGCTAAATCTAATTTGTTTGCAGTTGTTAGCTTTGTTAATTTTTCTTCTTCGTCTGCATAATGGTCTCTTATCTTTTGTTTTTCTGCTTCTGTTGCTTCTAAAAGGTCAAGTTCTGCTAATGCATTATCTCTATCACGTTGTAGCTTTTGAACAGCAGTTAATATTTCAAAATTAGTTAATTCAGCTATTTTTGCTATTCGTTCATCTTCTGTTTCAATAGCTTCTTTTTGTAATTCTAATGCTTCTTTATCAAGTGATATTCTATTAATTAATTGTTCAGACCTAAACCCTTCTATTTGAGCAAGTACTGCTTCACGTTCATTCTGTGCTTCTAATAAAGCTATATAGTTTTCTTGGTTTTGGTTTTTATCGTATTCTAATTGTGCTGCTTTAATTTGTAAGTCAACATTTTGAAGCATCTTTTCACTTTGTTCATCAAGTATTCTACCAAGTTCCGTATTAGCTGCAATACGTTGTTCCATTGTCTTGGTTTCATCATCTCGTATTTGACGTTGCTGTTCTGCTTGTCTATCATACTTTTCTATTAACCCTTGATTAATAACTGCTGCTATTTCAGCTTGTTTGTTTAGTTCAACAGTACCTTTTGCTGCATCAAATGTGCTTTTAGCATATTTTACAATACTACTTGAAAGGTTTTTAGTTCCTTCTACTATTTTATCTACTGAACCATCCACGCCAGTTAAAACATCTACATATTCTTTACCTGCATTCTTTGCAGCTTCCATTGCACCATCAAAATCACCTTCAAAAACCTTTTTAATAGCTGTACCAAGATAACCAAGCACTTCTAAAGCACTATTAAAGCGTTCTATTATGTTTTCTTTTATAGCTACTCCAAAATCTTTTAACGCTTGTTGTGGGTCGCTAAAAATGCCTTTAAAATAACCAATAATAGTTCCAACGTTATTACTTAAATAAGAAAATAAATCATTAAAAGCTAAACTTAATGTTTCAGTAGCTTGTGAAAATAAATCCAATACCCTTTGATTTTTACCTAATGTATCTTTAAACAAATCAAATGCAATTTGCAGTCCTTGTATTATAAATAATCCTGATAAAACCTTTTTAATTCCACCTAAAACTTTATTTGTTTTTTTGGTTTGGGTTTCTACATCTTTTAAGCTGTCTTTTAAGTCAGTTGTTTGTTCTGTTACTTTTTTAACATCTTCTTCTGACTTACCTGTGTTTACGTTTAAATCTACTATTACTTTTTTACTCATAATTCCTTTCTAAATTGTTGGTAGGCTTCTTTAATTGATTCAGGGTATTTGTTTTTGCCTAAAGCAATGTCCATATACTGACCAGTCCACTTTTCGTTTTTTGCAAACTCTAATAAGTTTAATATATTTTCTATCATCTTAATTGCTTAATGTTGTTTCTGATTTCATATCACTTAATACTGATTTTATAGTATAATTTGTATCTGTATTTGTAAATACATAGAATCTATAGTAAATAGTTTGAGATGGTGACAAAGCAGTAATAGCTGAATTTACTGTATTAGGATTAACTCTTTCATTTAGTGCTGTTGTTGTGAATTTAATTTCATTAACAGAAGATATTCCCCTTAATATTGTAATATCATCAATAAGCATATCAGATTGAGAAGTAGACCAAAAGAAACCATATTCATCAAGCTGTTTTACATTACCTAAAGTTCCTAACTCATTAACAGTAGCCTTTAATATCATTGTATTTGTAGTTTTAACAACTATAGGATTGACAGTAATTGTAGCAACCGTTACAGGTATAGGTTGTGAATGGTCATCTGTTTGTGGATTGTTTCCTGTATCTAAATCATTAGGAATAACTTCATCTGTTGATATTATTTCTAAACCTTCATTATTACAATCAGAATCAGCAGTAATAATAAAACTGTCTGCTGATATGTTTGTTGAATCTACCGTAAAACAAGTTGCATTAGGTGTAAATTTATCAGGTATTATTGGTGTATCAATTATTAATACTCCTGCTTGTGATTTTATATTTATTAATTCTAAAGAAGATTGTAAAGTTTCAAAATTTGTAGTAACCTTATTGATTTTATATAATCCATCAAAAACTTGTATCTTATCTGCAAGTGTAAAATTAAGCAACATTGATAAAGGCAAATAGGCTTTTACAGTTGATAACCTTCTTTGAGGATCAAATATTTCTTTAATGTAATTATTGTAATATTCAATAAATAAACTTTTCTTAAATGGTGTACCTAAAAATTCATTTGGTTCTGCACTAAAATTAAGTGTTTTTGAATCATCTAATCTAATTGAATTGCTTGGAATATATATACTTGTTTGTTGTGATAAACTGCCATCTGTATTTATAACTCCTATAGTTTTTGTTTGTAATATAGGATAAAATAAAAGCGGTTTACCAAGATTAGCTTGTTGTTTTATATCTGCACTCCAACCCCACAAAATGTCTTGAAAAACAGAATTGGCTACATCTTGTAATCTTTCGTATTTAAAATGTTCTAAAGGTATTTTTATTTTATATACTTCGCCTTCAATCTTATCTACATCTGTTGCTGTATAATATTCACTTCCCCATTCTGCATTGAATAATTCATTATGGTTTTTAGCAAAGAAATTATCTAATCCTTCATATCCAAAATCTACTTGTTTGTAAGGTAATACTGAATCTACAGTGGATTCTGTTTTGTCAAGTTGTTTTGTTATATTCCAAATTTTTGTGCTGCTTTCGTAAAAGTTATCTAATGTTTTTACTTCTATTACCCCTGCTTCATTTTGAAATGATGTTAAGTTAAACATCTTAAACAAAGAAGTTAAAAAATCTATTATTTTAATATCAGGTAGTTTTTTACTTACATTAATTTGTACATCTGATAAAACTTCTGCTGTTCCACTAAAAGAAACATCACGATAACCAAAACCACTATTCATTTTTCTTTTAACATAAAAATCTATATCGTATGTGGAAGGTGTTGCAGATTCTATTGTAAAAGTATATTTACCTGCATCAATATCTAAATCTCTTATTCTATATTCTAAAGAACTTGTATCTCTTTTTACGTTTGCATATTGTTCAAATACAGCACCATTTTTATAAATAGTAAAAGTAAAATTGTTTGATACACTTGGTTTTATAGTTACATCTAATGTCCTTTGTTTTTTTCCTGAAGTTTTTCCTACTTGATCAGCTTGTGGTGTAATAAAATAATTGTCATATAAATCTAAAGTTGCTCCATCAACATTATTTATATTAAAATCACCTACTGGTGTTTCATTTTCATCATCTACAAATAAGCCACCTGTTTTATTATGCAACCACAAATAAAGATTATAAAACGGTTCGTTTGTTATGTTAAAGAAATCTGAACTAAATGTAATATTATAATCAAATTCTATAGCTTTAATTATGGGGTGTAACCTTAATGCAGGTTTTAATTGGCTTAATTGTAAACCATTTTTTGGGGGTGATGCAGGACTTGATTGGTAAGCAATATTATTTAGTATTTCTGAATTATCATTTGAAGATGAAAACCCTGAATCATAAACTAATCTTTTAGTGTGAGTTATTAAAGGAAATAAAATTGCATCAATATAAGTAACACCCCTTGCTGTCACATCTAAACCATTTGCTAAATATGATTTTACGTTTGCATCATTATAAGTAAATCCAAATGATTCTTTTAGTAACGTTAAGGAATCTAATTTATCTTCACCTATTAAATCTTTTAAGTTTACTCCATTACCAAAAAAAGTAATTTTATATGTGTGTGCTTTATTATTTTTTTTTGTTACACCTTGAAGTTTTATTTTACCTTCTTTAAATAGTTCATTGTTTAGATAAAGTTTTGCTTCTATCTTTTTACGTGCATCAAATCCTATAATGTGATAATTGTAAAAATGCTGAAAAACTTTGTTGTTTGTTTTAGATGCAGGTACTGAAAATGTTCTTGAAAAGTCAGAAAACACTTTTTCTAAATCTCTTACATCTTGTATTGATTGCACAAGTGTTACAGATTCATCATCATATAAATCTACTTGATTGTTTTCTATAAATAATTGAATACTTAACATTAACGTACATTGTTTATCTTGTTAAACGCAAAATCAAAATCTACTGTGTAGTTTGCTAACTTATCATTTAGGCTTGTTTTAAAAGTAAGTGTTTTTGTTTTTGGTAATATTGGCAATGTATCCGTTCCGTATCTTATCCATATATTTTCTGATAAAAACAATTCTTCAATAGTTGAATTATTATCTTCATTAATAAATCCTGTGTTTAACGTTATGCTTTTAGTTGCATTGGTATTATATCTTTCTTCTTGTGCTGAATATTTATTATATGTCGCAGTTGAATTTTTAATTGTATTTCTTTTAAACTTTTCATCTGTTACATTAAATGCTTCTACAGTTTTCTTAAAAAAATATAAATCTTGATACGCTCCATATTTGTTTGTAAACGTTACTTTGTATGGTGTAAATTTAGGTTCACATACATTAGTAACTGAAACCGTTCTTAATAGTGTAGAATCATCTGTATCATAAATTTTAACAGTAGATGTGTTTGCAGGGATTGTTAAATATTGAATCTTTTGGTTTGAGTTTCCACTATCAGTTATTTGGGTTGTTGTAGAATCTATAATAACCTTACCTACACCTTCTGCAAATATTGGTAACTTACCTGCTACATCTTCAGGAAGATACATACTGTTAGAAGTGACTAATAAATTGCGTGATAGTTCAGGGTTTGCTGAATCTTCAAAATACCCATATCCATCTGTGGCTAAATAAGTATTTGTTTCAGGTGAACCATAAGAAAACACATTATTATTTTCATCTAATAAAGTTGCTACTGTTGTAACCCAAATTGTTTTTGATAGGTAATCATTATTAAATGTTATATCTAAATAATCTCTTACAAGTTCGGCTATTTCAAATACTACATTAGTATCTGTTCCTATTATAGAATTTTGTAAAGTGTATTTTAAGTCTGTTCCAGTATAAGAACCTGAAGTTCCTTCGTAAATATATAACTGAAGTTGTACTGTTTTTAATGCCATTTAACTAATTTTTGTAAAAGTTTTTGTTGTCCATTCTGCTAACCAAACTTCCAAAATCATTCCTTCTTGATTAATTAGAACATAATAACTTTGTTCTAAATCGTCTGGTGATTGAGTAAAAGTTTGTTTATTTCTACCTATTCTAAAATATGTCCCCCCTGTAGGGTTTGAATATTGAAAACTTGGTTTTGGTGCTTTAAATAGATTGCCTTTAAAAGAATCTGTTAAAAGAGCCCTTATAACAAATGTGTTTACGTTTAATTCTGGTGTATCACTTGATAAAATAATAGCTGTTATTGTAGGCTGCAAATTAAAAACTGAACTATAACCCCTTACTTCTGCTTGTGCTTCAATATTTGTATAACTACTGTTTGGACCAGTTGGTGCGTTTGGATAAGCAGCTTCATATTGAGCTTGAGTCATAAAGGGAGCATTGTTGCTATTTGCTATATACCATTGTTTAGTTCCTACTACTGGAACGTTAGCAGGTTGTATTAACGCAATTGTACAAGTAAGCGGTGAACCACCACTATTTGAATAACCGCTTGACGGAACAGTAACTGTAAAATCCACATTTCTTGATGTGTCTTGAGTTACAGAATCAAATCCAATTGGACTAAAAGCTGTTATTGTTCCTGCGTTTGAAATTCCTTTTCCTATTGAACCAAAAGAAGTGATTGATTGAGTTGTTAATGCTGCGAGGGAACAAGTAAAAGTCGGAAGCGAAGCTGTCGGTTGACTAAAAACTTTGCTGCATTCTATGCTTCCAGAAGTGTTGCTGTAACCAGTTGGAACTGTTATGACAAAATATAAAGTAACATTTCTGGCACTTCCAGTTGTGTTTGCTGAATAGCTTGTTATTGCAGAGCCACCACTCGTGCTTCTTATTTGTGTAATTGTTCCGTTTACTGTTGGATTTACTATTGTTCCGTTTTGTGCAATAGAACCTCCAGAAAAATAAGTATCATTACAGTCATAAGCTATTTGAGATGTGGTTGTTATTTGTATTGGTTGTGTAGCATCACAAGTTGCAATGTCACCGTCTGTTGCTTCAACGTATAATTTTTTAACTCCTGCTTTTTGTTGTGAAAATATTGTCAAAGTATTTCCATCTAAAGAATGCTGAAAATAATCAAGATTGTTGTTTGTAATATTATAAGCAGCAATAGGATCACTCCCTGCTGTAAAATAAGACGTTAAATTTATACTAACTGAATCTCCGCCTGTGTCTAATGCTTGATTTGGAACTGATCCATTTAATGTAACACCATTAGAACAAACAAGAGCAGGTTGACTAACAGTTACACTACAATTTATGGTGTCATCTGAAGCGTTTGAAAAGTTTGTAGGAATGCTAATTGTAAAGACTATCGTTCTATTTGTTGCAGTTCCAACAGTTGCATATCTTCCGTCAGTAAAACCACTATCACTTGAAGTGTAAGAAACTATGTCTCCATAATCAGTGCTTGGAAGCTGAACATCACCAAACATATTAACTGCTGCGTATTGCAAGTTTATTAATGAACAAGTTAGTTCAACACTTGGTAATGCAGGTTCATCATATTTTAAATAAAACGGACTTCTTATATTAATTTTTGTACTCATCTTAATCTATCTTCGTTAAATGTAAATGCTAAAAAATCGTCTACGTCTAAACCAAAACTATTTATTAGTTCATCAGGTAATTTTTTAAATCCTTGTTCAAATGGTTTAGTGAAAAACAAAGAAGGTTTAATTCCTTTTTTATATATGCTTCTTGCTATTAAAAATCCTATTGTATTGTAGTTACCTTTTTTATATTTTCCTTGTGCATCTCTTAATCTAATGTTCTTACTTTGTGCCCAAGCTGCTAATGGTTTTACTGGTGGCATTTTTGTAGTATAAGAATAAGGTGTATTGTATTTCTTTTCTTTACCACTTACACCCTTGTCTTGGAACAATCCATAATCTTCCATCTCAAAGTCTACATTGATTGAATTAGGCATTACCTTTACATTACCCTTCAAACTATTATAAAGTTCTTTAGAAACGTTCTTTTTGCTTTTAGTTAGCCTTGTACGTGCTTGTTGTATTACAAAGTTTTTAAAGGCTTCTAATGCAGCTTCTGTTTTCTTTAGTCGCATATTGTCATATCGTTTTGTACTAATACATCAAAGGTTGCTGCCCATCCTGCTAACTTGTTTTCAAATCTATCTACAAAAGGTTCGCAGTTTACATCACCTTCTACTTGATATAGTTCTGTGTATAGGTCACCACGTTGTAAAGTGTTTATTATTCTTGTTAGTAAAGCTAATTGTGTGTTTAACACATCTTGTTCGTTATCGTTTCCTACAAATATATCAGTAGTAGCTTCTTTGCTTATGTCTACTATATCCATTGCTAGTATAGATACGTTAAATGTAAGTGTCTTACTTCCTACCGTAGTGTTGTTTACTATGATATGTGACAAAGGGAATATTGTTTGCTTGTTCAAATCTACATCATCTAAACTTCCAAACGTAACTGTATTTACAAATGGTTCTGCTATTAAAGCATCTTTTAGTTTATCCGTTAAATTGTAAAATCCTTTCATTTACGTCTTATTAGTTGTTTTTCTAATTGTATCTTTTCTTTTTCAAATGCTAAATACATTAGGCATTGATGAACATTTAGTTTAGTGACTGTGTTAAATTGGGTAACATCTTTTTGAGCGAGTCCATATAAAGATTGATACCATCCCCACTTAACCCCAAAGTTTGCTTCTGCTGTGTAGTTAGTTTCTTGTTCGTTTCTTTCTGTAAAAAGTTCAGGATAGTTTTCGTTAACTCGTTGCTTAAACGATAAAAAAAAACCATAGCAGAAAATACTACATCTAATGGTGCTTGTTTCATAGCTTCATCATTTACTATTCCTTCGTAATCTTCTATTTGATATTTATGCCCTTTGCTAAATGTAACTGGTCTGTATAAAACACTCATTGCTTTGTGCATCGTTTGCCAATCACCTAAATTATTATCAAGATCTATATACTCACCTAATGTCATATCATCAAGAACAGGAATAAAGCCTAATTTAACACCACCTAATTCAAAGGTAGGTATCAAGTCGTGCTTTGTGTCAAACACCTTATTTAAGTGTAGTGCTATTTCCTGTACGCTTTTGTATTTAATTGTAGCTACATCCTTTAAATCAAGGCTACAAAATATCTGTACCATCTTTTGAAGTAAGAAAGTGGTATCCTTATTTTCTTCTGTATTTAGCTTTTCAAACTTTTGATATTGACCTAATGTGATTTCTTTTAGGCTATCAGGTACGTTTATTTCAATCTTCATATTAATACAATAAGATTGTATGTAAACTGTATAAATAGAAAAAGGGCTACATTACTGCAACCCTAATCCTACTAACAAAATGAAAAGGACATTTATAGCTGCCCCAAACTATTGTCTTAATATAAACCTTTTATATGCGTATTGATATGCTTCTTCTATCTTGTCTTCTAATTCCTTACTATTTTGAATATAAGTTTCTTTTCCTTTTATCATGTTCTTACCTTTGTAATCTATATGTAGTTTAACATCTGGTCCTTTAAAGGTTCCTTTTGCT